TCGCTTTCATTGAATATCTTTTTATCCATTAACTATTACTCGTCTTAGTTATAACTTGTGAATTTAACAAGTTTAATTCAGTTGCTGTGATTGTTTCAACTATCTGAATATCATCGACTGTTGCGGCACTAACAAGTATCTCGTCCGGTCTTGCTTGTACTTCAACTAAGCAGCCATATGCTTGATCTTCTTGTTTTGGTACCATAACGATATTACTAATGTCTGGTGAGTTATTTTGAATAATGTAGGCTAGTAATTCACTAGCATAAAACTTATCTCCAAAGTCCCAATTCTCAATCGAAAAATATTCAGAGATACTTCTAATAATTTTTACTTTTAAATCATTATTGTTAACTGTTAAATTTTTATTCTTAACAACTTTAAATGTTGACTGGAATTCTGGTTTTGCTTTATTACCAAACAACGGAAAATATGTAACAGGATGATAAACCACTTCGTCACTAATACTCTTTAGATCTTGTAGTGTACTACCAAACTTAATTCTCAGTGATTCTGGTGTTGGTTGTTGTGGTGCTACTAATGTTGCCCCAGTGAGATAATTCCTATAATTAATATCGTATGTTCTTACTAACAAGTAAATGTCAATTATATTACTAGCACTAGGATCAATTCTTCTTGAGCTACTAGCATTGTGTACATACTGAAACTTTAATCCACTACGTCCAACATAAGCAACATAAGAAGGTTCTAAGATAAATGTTCTAGTTATTAAGTCAACACGTTTGATAAAGTTTTCTGCTTGATCATAAAAATATATCAACTGGTTGTGAGTATAATCATTAACACTTACATTAACTTCTTTATCCTTAATTAAAATTGTATTATTGTTGTTTGTAACAAAGGAAAAATTAGTAAATCCAAAATTATCAGTACTCTTCTTAAAGAACACATATTTGTTATCTAATTCTGTTCCTACAATGTCATCAAAACTATCTGGATTGTCAATAACACCATCATCATCACTATCGTAAAATGTAACTTTTACAGATTCTGTGCTTTGATAACCATCTTCGTATCTAACACTATCAGCAATCTCAAAATTAACATCATTTTTTAATGTTCTATCTTGTTCTAAGATTGTTGAAACATCAGTTGCTGTAAACTCAGGGTTTGATGATTTTAAGGCAATAATTTGATCTGCTAACGATGCCGCTGAAAGCTCTTTGCCTTCAGGAATGCTGTTAATATCTAGCACTCTAATTTGATCCTTAACTACTGTTCTTTTTATACTGTCATATATTTTTTCAGATCTATCAAAATAAAATCTATTCTGCTCTATACTTGTGAATACATAGTCTGTTCCTCGTATGCGAACTCTAAATTCGTCACCGTCGTAAACAAATGCCAATAGCCAACTAGCGTCTGAATTAGTACTAGTATTGTTGCCTGCTTGACCTAAACTAAAATCACTAGAAAGATCAATATTAGTACTAGAAATTAACTTCCATAATCTAGTTTCGACATCATATCTTAATCCAAATGTTTGACTAGCAAAACTTAAATTTAAAATTTCTGTTTCAATATCAGTTGATAGGTTATTAACAAATTTAGGAACAATCTGAGATGGTATAGCAGTGTCTGGAATTGGATCAGATAATGTAATTGGACCAACTCCGCTTGACAAATTACCTTTACCGGCATTTGTTCCGTCGCCAACAACTCTTACAACTTTAGACCACACATATTTTTTGTGTGTTTTGTCTGTAGGATCGTATGTAACTAATGTTCCATCTTTAAATGCTTGTGTACTACTAGGAGGTAAAAACTTAATTAAACTTCCTGCTTCAATAAATCTTAAATTACTTGTTGTGTACACACCTACCTTGATTGGAAAAGCATCAAAGATGTTACCAAAGTATCCTGTACTTCCATTAGTGTCTGAAGTTGTTTGTAACCACTTAACACTAACATCACTAGTAAAAATTTTATCAAAATTAGTAAGGTAAAAATTATAAGTTTGAAAGTCTTCAATAGCAGGTTCAATAGTACTTCTAATATAATTTAAAATAATATTTTTATTCGTAAATCTATAACTAAAATCTCTTTCAATATTAGTTCTATAAATTAGACCGTCGTCAGCAAATACATTTACCATTGAATATTTGCCGCTGGCATCAATTATGTCAAAATTTCTACTAATACCACTTGATGTTCTATTAATTGCTTTTACTTTTAAAATCTCTTGTGAACTACCTAGAGGAGCAAGATTATAATCTTCACCAGTAACCATTCTATTTTGTGTATAATATAATGCTGGTGCTTTTGTTCTAATTGATTCAATAGTTTCTGAAGCTGCACTGTTGTCTACAGTGTATTGTAAACTTAAATTAAGAGACAGTGTATGTGATGCTCCTACACTGTTTATATAAGGAATACTAATTGACACATTTCTCATGTCTCTTGGAGCAATGCTATAGTTTGTTCCTGCTGATGTTCTATAAAAAGTTCTAAAATTACCTTGTGGCAAATTCCCAAACACACCATCAGAAAATAAAAGATCAATTTGGTCGTCTTCTTGTGTAATAACACTGTAAATGTCTTTGTCTTGATTTACTAAACTATTGTAAATTATATTATTACCTTCAACCGAATCAACTCTTTTCCACAAAGTGTCTAAAGCGCCTTCTGCTGTTGTTTTGTAAAGCCAAACATCATCATTGTTAATACCTTGTGTGGCTATTGAAACTTGTTCATTAACTGTGGGCTGTGTTACTTGGAAATCAGCACTCTGTAAAGTACCTTGTTTAAATAACATAAAGAATCCAGTATTTGCACTAGCATTACCTTTACCATCTTGTCTATAAACAAAACCAAAATTCCTTCCGGGCATTGGAGCATCTTCATAGATGCTACTTTCGTTTAATATCGATGTGCTTACAAGTTCAAATCTTACAGACTTGTTGCCAACAGTATTTGAAAAATTAAATAAAGGTGATGTTTCGTTTGTGCTGTTGAAAGAATATTGGTCAGTTACAATTCCATCAATTGTTTGTTGACCTTGATTCTTTCCAAATTCTGTGTTCGGAACCATTGCTGAATTTAAAACTGAGATAAACTGTTCAAACCAATTTGCGTTTGTAGGATCGTTCCAATTAATGGTTTGATTTGATAAGTTAATACCGGCACTATCAACTAACTGCTCATCAGTTGTAACCGATGTAAATTTAAGTAACCCGCTACCAGCAACATTACGCTTAGAATTATATGAAAGCATACGAGCAATACGCAGAACACTCTCTTTACGTTCTGCTAGTTCAATAAAATTCTCTCTGCTGTTTAGATCCATTCTAAACGCAAGGCTTTGTCCTAAAAATGCTATAAGATCTAGAAGAGCAACGTACTCTGAACTTTCAACAAAATCATTAAAATCTTCAGGATAGTTTTCTCTGAGATATTCCACCATAACACGGCGAAGATTCTCAAAATCATATGATTTAAAATCAGCATTACGGAACGTTTGATAGATACGTGTCCAATCTTCTGCTAGTATTAAATTGTTTTGTCTTGTTGTTGTTGTCATCTTTTCTACCCTATATGCTATTTACCGTATTTAAAAAACTGCGCATTTTATTATTCAGCGTCTCGTTTGTTAAAATCGATGACTAGCTGTTCGGTTAAATTAAGTTCAATATATTCTAAATCAACTTCAATCCGGATGCCTTGCTCTGTTGTATCGACAGATACATTTGATGGATTTACTCTGGGATCTCTGTTTATAATTTCTTCTACGTCATCAGATATTATCTGAACGTTTTCTTCGGTCATAGGTTCAAATACCATTGACCATATAATTGTTCCGTAGTTAGGAAGTTCTAGTTTTTCCCCTTTACGGATGTTAAAATTGTTTAACAAGTCTTGTTTAACTAAATCTACATCGTTTTGTTTAAAATGACTTGCTTTATTACGTGAATTAAATCCTTTATATATTAAAGGGCCGCTAACAGAAGTTGCTCCGGGACTAGCTTCGCTTGATTGAACTTTTTGTTGGTTGTAAATCCGTCTAGTCATTATTCTTCCTCTGTGTCTCTATCAGTTTTTAGCGGGCCAACTGCTAAAGGATCGTAGTTTTCGTGGCTATTCCACGGCTCGTGTTGTGGAATACGTTTCATAATACTTTCTAATGGCGTATCACTTTGATATTCTTTGTTTGCCCAAGGAAGTTTTATATCTGTAACACTATTTAAGTGAGTTGACAACTGCTCTGCTACGGTCACGGTTGTTATTGATGGTGGTTCAGCTACTTGCGCAGGTGTACAATTCATATCGATCGCAGGAGCAGTTTCTCTATGTACTTTTCCACTATTAATATGTGTCGTATCTTCAGATCTAATCCTTGTATTTGTTGTAGCATAAAAATTACTATTGCTTGATTTTAGTTTATAATCTTTGCCAACTGTTTTTTCGTTATCGCCCTTAACATGCGATCTTTCAGACCCGTCAATAACTGTACTAACATCTTTAGTAACTTTTGTTGATTTAAATCCTCCAACTAGCGTTGTTAAGTTTCCTGCGGCATCTACGTGTATACTTCCAACAGCATCAGGTGTTGCTCCCCCTCCGTCTGGACTTTCAGTATTGGTACCGCTTGCTTTGATATTGATGTTTCGTTTCTACCAGCATGAAAGTTAAAGTCTTGCTGTGTGTGAACACTTATACTATCTTGAGCAAAAATATCTATTTTACCGTCTGAACTTATTTCTATCCAACCGGTTCCTCTACTATTGCCTATATAGATTAAATCTTCTGAGTTATGTAAAAGTATTTGATGACCTGTTCTAGTTCTTAATCTAAAACTTTCACCATATGGTATTCTAACATCACCTGTCTCGCCAATTGTAGTATCTGCGTATTCTGGCGGTCCCTGATCTGCGGGTGTCTTTCTCTGGAAACGCTCATCACCATCATCCATTACAAACTGTGATCCACCCAATCTACTTACTGGCAATGGCGAAGAACGATTTTCATCTGTTCCTATTGGTCTTTTTACTGCTCCGGCTCGTTTGTCTAGCGGACCAGGAGTACTAATTCCATAAACGTTAGGAACTGACGATCGTCTCATTCCACTGCTATGACTGCCTCTAATAGGATCACCAATTAATCCACTATCAAGTAAAAAACCAGCTAGTGGATGAAGAGGTCTTTTGTTTTTGTCATCAAAATTAGCGACTTCTTTGTTTTGATCAGCAGTTACATTTACTTCAGCAGTTGGTAATACTGTTGTTTGTCCGTATAAAGTTTTTTGTTCAGGCGAAAGGTCAACATTTCCTGTGGCTGCAATTCCTGGTACCATGTTGTTAACACCGAGTTGCGGAATTACTCCTATCCAATACCATCTCTTGCTATCTGCTGTTTGTAATAACAAAACCTTCATTCCAACGTCAGGTGGAACAAATGCCATGCCGTATGATTTTTGCGTATCGTTATATGCTAGATCGTTGGCAACATTCTTTCCGTTAAACCCAGCATTTGTATATCCAAAAAACGGTGGCGCATGATAGGCAGGAAAATAGTCTGTGTCTGATCCAAAACTAGATCCGTTGATACCCAATAGTGTAACAAATAATGTTCCAATCCCTTGTGACTGATCATGGCCGATAACTCTGCCAACTTTAACTCCGTTTGCTTCTGTTTGATTTACTTGACCTAATGACATTATTTTAACTCACTCGTTCCCGGACCTATATTTAAACCTTCAAGATCTGATCTCATATCAAAATCTTTTTGTAGCACGTTTACTAAATCAATAAATTTGTCTCGTTGTGTAGCATCAAGTGTTACAAAAGCATTAGTGCTTCGATCTCTACGAATTAACTGATTGTTTAATGATAAATCTTTTGTTAAATGAAGCTTCGTTTGATACACACCTTGGTTAAAATTGTGTACAACTCTTACTATTCTGTAAACACCACTAAAAGGATGATATTCTTGAGAATCTATTCTAGGCAAACTAGATCCAGGAAATGGATAGTCAACTATATTTTTAAATGCTAGAAAAATTCTTACTTCTTGTCCTTGCCATGCCATTCCTTCGTTTACATACTCTTGATTTCCCATACCACCAACTGGCATATAGTACGGGTCACCTATAATTGTTAAATCTAATTTAAGTTGCATATAGTCACTTTTTACAGGACTCTCACTACTACCATTTGTTACACCAGTTAAAGCTGCATTTGACCAACGTGCTATTTGTAGTTCTAAGTTATCACTGCCCATTCCTCCAGGTACTGAAGGAAAGGAATTTACGTCGGCACGATAACCGTAAGTTCCTGGCGTAACTGCTAAAGCATTATCAGAAAATCCAGGTGTGGGCAATACGTATCCAGTATCATTTTTAATAAGTTTGTTGTCGTTTTCTTCCTTTCCGGCAAAACCTTTTGGTTGTCCGGCAACAAAAAATGCTACATCATAATTCATTTTAAAATCAACAATATCCTCATTCTCGCCTGTATAGATATATGAGTATGCCCTTTTAATCGTACTCGTTACCTCTGTAGCATCTTTTAGATCTGCGCCTGGTTTTGCTAGAGGATCTAGGCGTCTTCGATATGGACGTATAGTGTAGACAAATTTTTGTGGGTATAGTCCTGTTATTGTATCAATAGGACCATTTGGATCTTTATGTAACATCTTCATGGTAATTGTCCACCAGCTTGTCATTCCGTCGATAGATGCGTTGTTTAAAGCCTCTGTTGCTATATTTGTATGACACATTACATCTTCAAGTACTTGAATTAAATTTGTCTTCTTGTCAAGACTTGACGAATAGCTAAACTGCGAAAAGTCCTGAAAATTTTGAAGTTTTCCTTTAGCATCTCTATCGTCAAGATTAAAGTAAGTTGGATTCGAAACAGTATAATTTGACCAAGTGTTTATAAATGGTTCGGCTGGCCATCTATGTTTTTTTCCGTTTTCTCCTAGGCTTTCAGTAACGTACTCGATTACATACTCATCTGCTAGTGATTTATTGCCCTCTTTTATTCTGCCGGTTTCTTTGTTGTTCATAGCCAACATTAGATTTTGTAATGTTTTACTGAGAGACCGAACACCGGTGAAAGTAAGACTAGTTCCAATGTCGCCAGCATAAGAATTTGCCATGTATTGATCGTTTGCCTGCATAAAACTACAATTATACTGACTTCCACTACCATCAGCAGTGAATGATATATTATTAAATGCTATTGGAAAATACCTAGTAGTACCTTCGATTATTTCTGTTAAACCGTTATCATCATAACCTTTATATTCTATTTTCAACACATAAGTACATTGATTAAAATGCGTGTACCCTGCTAGTTGTGCTGCCGCCAATAAACTTTCATATAGTTGTCCAAGGCTGTAAGGTTCAAATACATCAAATGAACCTCCGACTAAACCTGTTGACGAGTTACCTGTTCCTGGCATATTAATTGTAAGTTTTAAATTGTCAACATAGTACTCTGGTACTCCTGTCATAGTAGTTACTCTACTGCCTTTTCTGTAGTCACTTCCTTTAGTTTCAGCATTAGGGTTTATTCCTGTATAACCAGACTCGCCAATTATTAACCATCTTTGGTCTTGATTATTTGTAGCCGTCATGTATGACGCATCGTTAAATTGATTTCTGTTAACAGCGCCTAATGATATTTGATATGTATAACTAGAAAATTTATGTAATTGATTGCTTTTTACACCGTCTAACCCAAAAAATTGATTTACATTAAAAGTTTTATCAGCCATATGTTAGATTCCTAATGTATTTTTTAAAACACTTGCATTTGGTATGTATATGATTAGTCCTGGTTCAAAGTCAAAGATTGGATCTTTTAATGTTGAAGGATTTCTTTGAGCAAAAACCCACCATAACTTAGGACTATCGTATAACACGTTTGCTAAAAGATCAGGACGGTGTCTGTATTGCGATTCAATTTCATAAGCAGTGTCGCTTTTTGCTGATGGTACTTTTCTAGGCTGAAACAATTCTAAGTAATTAGAGTTCTGTGGTGTTTCGTGCCAGGGGCTTGTTGATTTGTAAGTTGCCATTAAATAATTCCTAGTTGTCCGCCATTTGCGTAATCGTTAAGATTAAATGAGCGTAATTTGTCTCTTGAGTAAACCACTGAAGTTGTAATAGTAATGTTGCTGTCTAGTGGTACATAATTTGTGCTTCCGTTGTATATAATTCTCTTATACTGTACATTCCTTGGAAGATCTATACTCACTGATTTTACAACAACGTTTAACCCGCCGTTCCCGCCAAATATGTGATCACCATAACCATATAGCTGTGCTACTGGCGGTGGAAAGCCTTGAGGGTATGATGCTGAACCGTAAAAACTTTTTGTTAACATTTTAAAAAATCTTGTTGCGGCTAGCCAATACTGCCCTTCTAATTCAGTTTCAACTGTAAAGTTGGCATTGATAACAATATCGTCAATACCGCTGTTTTTATAACTTTGATAAGAAAAATTATTGTGTACAGGATCTTGAGAATTATAGTTTGCTTTATGAATTACTTGTATTGACGGAGTGTACGGAAATATCACACTGTTGCTACCATGCTCTGTAATAGGCAGAAGATAGCTTTTGGCTGCAGCTGGAAATATTTCTTTTAAACTTCTAACACCTAATCTAACTCGCCAGTCGGAGTTGAGAGGTTTTGTGTTTACTGCCTTTTTTTCAGATTTAGCGGAATCCGATTGTGCTTCTGCCAGCTGGGAATTACGAGCAATCTCTTCTGCTCGTTTCTTCGTAATGGCTTCAAGGGATTCACCAGCAGATCTTACTTGGCTAATAAATCCTTGTACTGCGTTGACAACTCCTGCGCCGGTGTTGATAAGACTCTCTGCTGTTTGAACAAGAGCAAAACCTGTACCTAGCGCACCTAGTGCTTTTTCAATACCGTTTGCTTTGGGCTTTCCGTTGAATCCGAAAGAAAAACTTCCGCTACCGCCGGCGGGTACAGCATTTCCGTTACCAGATCCAAAAGATCCTTGTTGAAGTGGGTTACTCCCAACTGATCCTGTAAATCCTCCAGCTGTAAAAGAACCTCGTGGAAGCGGAGCAACTACTGTAATTTTGTTTCTAATTCCAGTTCCTGTTGCCGGAACCCTTCCTGCTGTGCTTGGTGTTGTTGTTGGTAATGCCATTTGGTAAAAATTCCTCGTCTTTTGAATACTTTACTCTATTTATTTCAAGAGAAATGTGCTATTATATAACTATACATGGAGAACCTAATATATGGCACAAAGAAGAGTAAAATACCTAAATAATAAAGATCTTTTAAAAGAAATACATAAAAGTAAGAACACATACTGTTCTTACGTGGATAAACAGTATCATCAGTTCGATATTATCCTTCCAAATCTAGAAAAGATTAATAGACTTACTATAGCAGAAGCAAAACGCAATCAAGCTAAGAGATTAGCTACTATTGAGTTTGAGAAAGCAAAAGCTGAAGGCAGAAAAGTAGTAGCTAAAGAGTTTGAAATACCTTATCAAAAAATTAACAAACAAGACCTAGTCTTTAGAATCATGTCATTTGAACATGTTCCGCTTGCTCCGGGTCGTAAGAAAACAGTAAAAACAGTAGCAGACAAACATGAAAGAGTAAATTTTCCTCCATTCCAACATTGGATTTTTGATGAACAGGATAATTTGATTTGTGTAGGTAAAAGTCACTGGGTTGGTGGAATGTCAAACGGTTACTTTAGTAAAACAAACGGTCAATCAACTAACAATCTTGCTATGATGTGGATGAAACTGTGTGAACGATATGCTACAAGAGGCAATGTTCGTGGTTATACTTACAACGACGAAATGCGTGGACAGGCAATTTTACAGTTAGCACAAATTGGACTACAGTTTGACGAATCAAAATCACAGAATCCATTTGCTTACTATACTGCCGCTGTTACAAATAGTTTTGTTAGAATTATTAATATCGAAAAACGTAACCAAAATATTAGAGATGATATTTTAGAAATGAACGGTATGAATCCGAGTTGGACTAGACAAAATGCTACTTCACCTCCTGCCGATACAAAAGATAAAAAATAATAGTTGACTTTTAAACAAAAAGACCTTATACTAGTATAGGAGAATGATATAATGGCGCTATTTAAAAAAGCGGCTTGTTTTACTGATATTCATTTTGGTATGAAATCTGGTAGTCGACTACACAACAAAGACTGCGAAGATTTTATTGAATGGTTTATCAAAGAAGCCAAAAAAGAAAATTGTGAAGTATGTATTTTCTTAGGTGACTGGCATCACAATCGTGCTACTACAGATGTTAGTACGATGAACTACAGTGTTAGTAACTTAGAAAAACTTAACAACGCATTTGATAAGACATATCTTATGCTTGGCAATCATGACGAATTTTATAAAGACAAAAGAGAAATTCATAGTTTAGAGTTTGCTAGACTATTTCCTAACATCGTTTCGATTAACGCACCACTTACAGATGGTGATGTAACATTACTTCCGTGGTTAGTAGGTGATGAATGGAAGAAAGTAAAAGATATTAAATCAAGATATGTATTTGGGCATTTTGAACTACCACTATTTTATATGAATGCTATGGTACAGATGCCGGATCACGGAACACTTCAAGCAGACGATTTTGTAAATCAAGAATATGTGTTTAGTGGACACTTTCACAAAAGACAAACAAAAGGCAATATCACATATATGGGTAATGCTTTTCCACACAACTACGCAGATGCGTGGGACGATGATCGTGGAATGATGATGTTAGAATGGGGCGGAACTCCTGAGTATCGCAGTTGGCCTGATCAACCTGTTTATCGAACCTTTAAATTATCAAAGCTATTAGAAAATCCAGATCAACTGCTAACTGGACGCATGCACTGTCGTGTTACTATTGATGTTCCTATTAGTTTTGAAGAAGCAAACTTTATTAAAGAAACATTTATGCCGCAGTATAACTTGCGCGAGCTAATGTTAATACCTGAAAAAACAGATATTGAAGGACAAGATATTCAACCTGTTGATTTAAAATTTGAAAGCGTTGATACTATTGTTGTTAGTCAGATTACAAATATTGATTCTGAACAATATGATCAAAAATTATTATTGGAGATTTATAACAACCTATGATAAAGATTAAAAATCTAACAGTTCGGAACTTCATGAGTGTTGGTAATCAAACTCAAGCAATTGATTTTGACAAAGGCATGCTTACACTTGTACTAGGTGAAAATCTAGATCTAGGAGGCGACGATAGCGGTGCTAGAAATGGTACTGGTAAAACTACAATAATTAATAGTTTGAGCTACGCAATTTACGGTGTTGCTCTAACAAATATCAAGCGTGATAACCTAGTTAACAAAATTAACAGCAAAGGCATGCTTGTAACAATCGACTTTGAAAAGAACGGTGTAGCATATCATATTGAACGAGGACGCAAACCCAATGTTCTCAAACTGTCTGTTGACGGAACAGAGTATCAAGAAGATGATGATACTGATGAAAGTCAGGGTGATAGTAGACAAACGCAAAAAGAAATTGAAAAACTATTTGGTATGAAACATGAGATGTTTAAGCATCTTATTGCGTTAAACACATATACTGAACCGTTTCTTGCTCTAAAAAATAACGATCAACGTGCTATTATTGAACAACTGTTAGGCATTACAATATTGTCTGAGAAAGCCGATTCTTTAAAGGAACAAATTAGAATCAGTAAAGATCTTATTCAACAAGAAAATACTAAAATTGAAACTATCAAAGTAAGCAACGAAAAAATTGAGGAGTCTATTCTAAGTTTAGAAAGAAAACAACGCATGTGGCAGGAAAACCATAATAGCGCAGTTTCTGATCTATCTCAAAGTATTTCACACCTTGAAAAAATTGATATTGATTTTGAAATTGAGTCACACAGATGTTTAGAAAATTATAATGAAAAGAAAAATAAGCTAAACGAAGCACAACGTTGGACTGCTAATATTTTAGCTGACAATACTAAACAAGAAAAAACTATTGCTAAACTGGATAACGAGATACTGTTATTGAAAGAACACAAGTGTCACTCTTGCGGACAGGAAATCCATGATACAAAGCAAGAAGAAATCTTAAAAAGCAAAGAAGAACAAAAACAAGAAGCCGCTGAACATATTCTTGCTAACAATACACAATGGGAAGAACACAATAAAGTTATACAAGAAATAGGTGAACTTGAAGTATGTCCTCCTACACAATATGATAATTTAGAAGAAGCTGTTAACCATAGAAGTACACTTGCTAGTTTACAAAAAGAATTAGAAAACAAAAAAACAGATACTAATCCTTATGAAGAGCAAATTGTAGAACTAAAAGAAACTGCTTTACAGGAAATCAATTGGGAGTCTGTTAACGACCTTACAAAAGTAAAAGAACATCAAGAATTTTTATATAAATTGCTTACAAACAAAGACAGTTTTGTTAGAAAACGTATTATTGATCAAAATTTAAGTTACTTAAACATGCGTTTAACATATTACCTAAGTAAGATTGGATTACCTCACAGTGTAGAATTTCAGAACGATTTAACAGTGATTATTACACAACTAGGACAGGACTTAGACTTCGATAACCTCAGTAGAGGAGAACGAAATAGACTCATCTTAAGCATGAGTTGGGCATTTAGAGATGTTTGGGAGAGCTTATATCAAAGCATTAACCTATTGTTTATTGACGAACTAGTTGACAGCGGAATGGACTCTAGTGGTGTTGAATCTAGTATTGCGGTACTAAAGAAAATGACCAGAGAACGTGATAAGAATGTATTTTTAATTTCTCATAGAGATGATTTAGCAACTCGTGTTAACCAAGTTCTTAAGGTTATTAAGGAAAATGGATTTACATCATATTCAAATGATGTTGAATTGGTGGAATGAGTACAGAATCACATGACAAACTAATTAGAGCTTTCCAAGAATACTTTAAGTGGCAAGACAAGTTTGAATACAGTGGTTCAGATGCAGCAGGTATCAAAGCACGTTATTGGCTCAGCGAAATAAGAAATTTTGCGAGTCTTAGACGTACAGAAGTACAAGACAAAAGGCAAAAACGAAAGGCAACCAGAAAAGGCGTCATAGGTAGACCAAAGAAAGTAAGTACTGATGATGACGACACCATGGACTTACCAGAATAAAACTCTAGATTCAATTTCAGACGAATATGAAGGGTTTGTCTATCTCATTACCAACCTTACTACTGGGCAAAAATACATAGGCAAAAAATTAGCCAAATTTAAAACTACTAAACCGCCACTCAAAGGCAAGAAAAATAAACGCAGAGGCAAGAAAGAAAGTGACTGGAAGGACTATTGGGGTTCATCTGATCGACTGACTGCTGATGTAGAAAAATTAGGCCCAGCAAACTTTACCCGAGAAATACTATATCTGTGTACAAATAGAGCAGAAATGAGTTACATAGAGGCACGAGAGCAGTTTGAACGCAGAGTACTTGAAACAGACGAATACTATAACGGTATTATCAATGTTAGAGTTGGCGGATCAGACAAACTGCGCAAGGCATTGCTAGAACAGCACATACAGGCAAAACATTCCAACACATAAGGTTGGCGGGCCAGATTAATTTACCGCTGTGGAAAAAGCTCTCGTATAGAAGCACACGTACACGTCGATCAACACACCAGAGTGTGGAAGCCATCAAACAAATTGGGCCCACTGGTTGACGTAGATTGCTTGTTGGCAGTCAAAAAACACAAACACAGTACATAAAAACCCTTTAGCAATAGGAACGAAGCAAGGGAATAGTGTTACATATAATGTACATTGTATATTATAAGCAACATAATGTCGACGTAGGTTGGGAAAGGTCAGAGCCCATTGTACTTTGTGTATAAACAATTACCTACTTCCAAGTCTTGGCTGTGACGAACTCACATGATGTTCAAGATTAGATGGAACCCTTAAACAGGTTCCGTCTGACTGAAACAATCTACATGATGCTAAAATTGCTTCGCAATTATTATTAGACATAAATATCATTAAGTAAAAAAGTGTTTGAGCGTTAGCGATAAACACAAGTGAGCTTTAGCTCACTTATTAATAATAGAAGAGATTGTTAAATGAGACTGAATCAATTAGATAGTAACGCTGATGTGTTTGAAGCACCACAAGGAATGATTAAAAGAGCTGGCTTAAGAACAAAAGCATTTGTTGGAAGTGACTTAGCAAAAGGGCAACTTCAAACAGGTGGCATTGCTAATCAGTTAAAAAAAGAATACATGACACTTGTGGGTAGACAAGCAGGTAAAACAGGTACAACTAAGCCTACTTCAGATACACTTATACAGTTTTTAGCAAGCAAAGGAATTGATTCTAAGGAAGTAGCATCTATAATTGACAAAGAACTACAAGCCGCGGCGCCTCCGGCGCAAGAACCAGCAAACGATCAACCACCTGCTGATGCTGTTAAAAACGAACCAGCCGCACAAACTTCAACAGATCCGAACAATCCTCTTAAACCTGGTAACAATACAGCAAACATGAAACAAGCTAGTTTGGATCTAGATAATCCTAACAGTCCACAAGGCGATCTATTTAAAAATAATCCTATTCCGAGTATGGCTCCTAAAACGCCAGCTGTTAAAAAGCCCGCTGGACGTACACAAGGTGGTGGTAAAGTCGCAGGCAAGTTAAGTCAAACACCAGGTGCTATAGCAAAAAGAAATGCTAGAGCAAAAAAACCAAATTCACAACTACAATTAATGTCAATGTACAGCGAAGAAGCACAACGCTATAGAAAAAACTTTGAAAAAATTAATTGGGATCTCAAAGAAGATCAAGAGTATTTCAACGCACTAGAATTTATGGGTGTTATGGAAGCTGAGATTTCTGATAAGATTGTAGATAAAATTCTAACTAGATTTGCTGTCGACATGGATGAGCCTAAGCAGGCACAAGCAAAAGATACACAACCTGGTCAAGCAGACACAGCAACTGAACCAGATGCTTCAGCACAAGGCAAACCACAGCAAGACGCAAGCAATGCTGATAACACTACACAAAAGAAAGGCGGTGGCTTCTTAAAAGGCGTAGGTAAAGCAATAGGCGGTGTTACTAAAAAAGCAGTGAGCGGTGTTACTACAGGACTAGGTGATAATCCTGAAACAGCACAGGGCAGTAAGATTTTTGATCCTGATGAAGAAAATAAAACAATGCAAGGAAATCTAAATTATCAAAATATTAGCAAACAATTTCCTGGTATTGATCCTACCATGCTAAGAAGAAGCATGTCAAAAGGTCTAAACGGACAGGGCCTAACCAAAGTTGAAAACGAAACAATGGCACAAGCTATGGTACAGTTGTTAAAGAAAGATCCTCAACAAACTGTAAAAGTTATGAACTTGTTTAAAATGACCAAAGAAGTCTAAAAGAAAGGTAGACCACTTTCCTTAGTGGTTTCCATATTAGCCTTAACAATTTCTACAATAATTTCACGTTCGTCTTGACTAAGATTCATTGATTCTGTAAAGGATAGACCGCCACGCATATACCATACTGAGCGCATAGCTTCTGACTTGATTAGTTTTGCCTGGTCGTCCATGGCTTTCGTTTCGGCGAGAATGTCGTTAATACTTAACTGCGAAAGCCTTGTCCGAAAAAATCCGCTTGATCCAATGTTAGGCTAACGTCCCATTCATGACCACACTCTTCTTTTTCGCATTTCGCTTTGAAGCTGGCCATCTTGCCACTGTTTTGTGACTTTCCAACAGCATCGTTGATTGCTGTGAATACATTTTTATCAGCTTTTTGTAAAAACTCTTTGATGTATTCTGGATTGTCAGTAGTACCCTGAGCACTTTCGATTTTAATCACACACTTAACTGCTGTGTCTAGTGTAAGATCTGTAAGTTTAATAAAACTTTCATTAAACAATCTTAGTTTTTCTGCTTCTTCAACACTTTCGTCATTGATAATATTAAAGATTCTTTGATGTTCAAATGTTTTGAGTGCTGTTCCAGTGATTTCTTTGTAGTTCATTGGTCTTAGATATACAACCATGTCCTCTGAAATTTCAACAGTTTGTGTAAAAGTTATATCTAACAAATTATCTAGTACATTTCTTAGGTCAACACTTTTGTCGTTTACTGTTTCACATTTTGGACATTTAGCAGTAACATCCATATCTACTCCGTATGTTGCCATTCTAATTGCTGTTAGCACAGCGTCTACGTCCATGCTTGGCATTTTCCAAGCATCTTTGATAGATGGAATACAACTTTGAATTACTTCTACAATAGCAGAACCATTCATCATAGCATCTGGTGTTTTAAACAGCAATTCGTCTCTTGCTGTCATTGCGTATACTGGATGTTCTCCAGTGGTTGGTGTTTCAAGTGTTCCTTCGGGCCAATGTTGGCCTTTACTTGGAAACTGAACATGGATCTTTGGCTGCCTAAAATAGCCTGCCAAAGGATTTCCAGACTGCGGAGCTACCGGAGCAGGTATTACTGGTGCTTGTGTAGGCACAGCAGTCTGACTTGCTCTCTGAGCCTGTTCTGCTTGCGATTGAACAAAAGCAGTCGGATCAAATTGATTGTTATTTTCAGCCATTTTTAATTCCTATAAATAGTATTGTTACAGTCATATTTATATGCGCAGTAAACTGGTAGTTTTATTCTTGGATACAAAATGGCAAAATCGACAGTAGAAATATTAGGCGGACAACTAGACGGAGCGATTCTAGAAAATGCCGCTTCTGAAGCAACTCTAAAAGAACTAGTAGCCGCTATTAGTGGTAATAGAGGCGGTTCTAGCGGCGGATCAGGCGCACGTACTCCTGCTGGAATGATTGCCGGTGGAGTTGTTGGAGCAGTTACACACTCTGTTAAATTTGCTGTTAATCAAATTGGAAACGCTACAATGAGCACGTTTGCTGGTATGATGGTCAAAGGTGAAGGACGAATTAGTTCCTACACCAAAGTACTAAACAACCAAGTTATTAGTCAAATACCACTCTTTGGAAGATATTTAGGCGCAGTAGGCGGAGCAATATCCGGCACTATTGAAGAATTTGAAAGATGGAATAAAACACTACAGGGTTTAACTGGAACTGGTGCTACATTTAACAACAGCATTATTCAAATGATGAATGCTAGTGCTAATACATATATGTCACTGGATCAGTTTGCGGCGTTTGTTAATAAAAATTCACGAACATTTGTTGCTCTTGGTAATACAGTTACTCAAGGTGCTGAGGCATTTTCAGGATATTCCGAAGCAGTGCTAAAAGCAAGCGGTCCAGCAAGAAAAACATTGATACAAATGGGTTATACAATACCTCAAATCAATCAACAACTAGCAGACTTTTTAGAAAACAACTATCGAGGTACAACACAAGACAGAGTTGACAAAACAAAACTTGCTGATTCGTTTGTTGACTACCAAATTTATGTTCACAAACTTACATCTCTCACTGGTAAGAGAGCAGATCAGCTTCAAGAAGAAATGAAGGCTGTTCAAGATGACACAGCGTTTAAGTTAAGACTTAGTACACTAGAAGAAGATGAAAAAATTAAAGTAAACAAAGCATTGGCCAACTACACAGCACTATACGGTAAAGAAGCTGCAAACGTTTTCAAAGCAAGATTCTTAGGTTTACAACCAGCATCAGAAGCCGCCGCAGAATTAAACATGATGTTCCCGCAACTGATATCTTCGATGGATAACACCCTTAGAAACGCACAGAATAAATCAGTAACAGCAGAACAGTTTAACGCATATTCTCTCAAAGAACGAGCTAAAATGATTAAACACGGAGCCAAACAACTTGGCGAGTTTGCTCCTTTATTAAGAGCAGGTGCTATAGGAGTAGAAGAAGTAGCAGGATTAACAGGTGTTAGTGCTGACATTGCTAATTTTATTGCTAGACAAGGTGTTGATGTTTCAAAACTGACACAAGAAGAAATTGAGGAGATGCTTAAGAAGCAAGACGCTGAAGTTAAAAACCGAGAAGAACTTACAAAAATATTAAGATCATTTGAAGTAGCTATGGCAGAGTTTAAGAAAGGATTCTTAGACGTAGTTACCGCGCCTGGTGGAATGTTAGATAACTTTGCTAAAATGATGGAAAAGCAAGAACTTCCTAAAAAAATTGAGTCAATGGGTAAGTCAATGGGCCAATGGGTTGACAAGTGGATACCAACTGCAACCCGGTTTTTTGTTAGAATGACCACTCCTGAGGGCAGGCAATATTATTTGCTTAGAATAGAGAAGATGTT